GTACAGCCAGTGCAACATTCTTACGTCCTTTATCTACAGCTCTAGGTGCTGCAATACGTTATCCATTCGATGGTGACGCATCTACAGTACGAGCAAGTCTAGCTGCTATTAATGGCATGGTAGAAGCTATACCAGAATCTTTTACAATATTTAGAACTAAACTTAATTCTTATTGGAAAGGTGATTTAGCTACTATAAAAACTAGATTCTCTGAGTTTAGTCGTGGTGATCAAAACTGGGAGCTAATACGTAGATGGGCAGAAGATAGTGGTAGAGCCAATGCTGGTGATGTAGCTGCATTTCGTATAGCTAACATAGCTCGTAATATGAACGACGCTAACTTTTTGACATACTCTACAAAAATTATGGCGGCAACTGATGATGCTTTTGCATACATACTTGGTCGTGCTAAGATGCGTGAAAAGTCTATGCGTAGAGTTTTAGAATTACAAGGTAATGGAATACAGACACCTAAAATTACTAAAAAATTAATGCAAGCATATGAAGATGACTTCTATGCACAGGTATTTGACTCTAACGGTAACTTAACAGATGAAGCTACTGCGTTTGCACGTAAAGAAGTTACACTTACACAGGAGCTTACAGGCTTTGCAAAAGGTCTAAACGATGTATTTACATCTACACCACTAGCTAAACCATTCTTTTTGTTTGCTAGAACTGGTGTAAACGGACTTGCACTGACTGGTAAGTATACCCCCGGTTTTAACTTCTTAGTTAAAGAATTTAATGATATTGCGTTAGCTACTAATGCTAACTTAGATATGGTAGGTAAGTATGGTATTACTAATGCTACAGAACTTGCCAACGCTAAAGCTTTACAAACAGGTAGATTGGCGATAGGCTCTGGTGTAGTCTTTATGGCAACACAGGCATGGATGCGTGGAGATCTAAACGGTAATGGACCAGTTGACAGACAGAAGAGACAGATGTGGATAGATGGTAAGTGGGAACCAAGAACTATAAAGCTAGGTGCTGTACGTGTTGGTTATGATGCTTTTGAACCATTTAACCTTATTATGTCTACTATAGCTGACGTCGGTGACGCAAGCGAGCTAATGGGCGAAGAGTGGACAGAAACTGAACTACAAAAAATTTCGTTGGTTGTAGCACAAGCTATTACAAGTAAATCTTATTTGGCTGGTATACAGTCATTTGTTGACTTGTTTGCTGGTAGACCCGGACAATTTGATAGAATTATAGCTGGATTAGGTAATAATGTTATACCTATGTCTGGTTTGCGTAACGAGCTAGGTAAACTATTTACACCGTATATGCGTGAAATAGGGTCTGGTATTGACCAATCAATCCGTAACCGTAACCTAATGACTGAGCAAGTACCCGGTGTAAAACAGCTACCTGTAAAGTATGACATGCTAAACGGTAAGCCTATAAAAGATTGGGACTTTTTAACCCGTGCATATAATGCCGTCAGTCCTATCAGTCTTAACTTAGATCAAAGTGTAGGTCGTAATTTTCTATTTGATAGTGGTTATGATTTACGTATGTCTACATACTACGCACCTGATAGCACAAACTTGACAGACGCTCCTAGAGTTAGATCTGAGTTTCAACGTTATATAGGTATGCAAAACCTAGAACGTGAATTAGATAAACTAGCTGTAAATCCAAAAATTATAGCGTCTATGGAAAAAATGTATTCTGACATTAAGATGGGTCTACGAGACCAGTATGATGCAAGAGACTATTACCATAATATTATGATAGGTAGATTATTTGATCGAGCTCGTAAAAAAGCTTGGGCACAGCTCAGAGATAATCCAGAAGCTATAACATTAATGGAAGAGCTAAGAAAGAAAAGAGTTAGAAAACTAACTAAAAAACAAGAAACTCGTAACATCCTCAACATTTATAAATAATGGCAACAACATTCGTAGATTACACTGGGGATGGAAACGCAACTAAAACGTTTTCTTTCCCTTCTATAAAAGAAGCTGATGTTAAAGTTGACGTAGATGGTGTCCTTAAGACATCAGGCTCACACTATAACATAACCAGCTACACCACAACAGGTGGCGGTAATGTTGTCTTTACATCAGGCAACATACCAGCAAGCCCAGCTGCAATTCGTATTCGTAGAGATACAGATGTAGACACTGCTAAGGCAACCTACACAGCAGGCTCCTCAGTTAAGGCAGCAGATCTTAACAGCAACAACGAGCAGCTACTATTTGCTGCACAAGAAGAACAGAATCAAACAATAGTAACAAGTGATTTAAAAGATGCAGCTATAACTACAGCTAAACTAGCAGACGGTGCTGTAACTACAGTTAAGTTAGCTAACAATGCTGTTAGTATGGACAAGCTTGCATCAGGTACATTACCTAGTGATATAGCAGTCAATAGTAATAATATAACAGATCTAACAATAGCTACAGCTGACATTGCAGCAGATGCAGTGACTGGTGCTAAGATAGCTGACGACAGTATTAACTCAGAACACTACGTAGACGGGTCAATAGATACTGCACATATAGCTGACAACCAGATTACTACAGCTAAACTTGTAGACGTAAATGTAACTACAGCTAAACTAGCTGACACTAATGTTACAGCTGGAAAGCTTGCATCTAACTCTGTTACAACATCTAAGATTACAGATGCAAACGTAACAACAGATAAGTTAGCTGCTGACTCAGTAACTATCGCTAAGATAGGCTGTGAGCAGACTACAATATCTGACAGCGACTCACACCTACCAACCTCTGGAGCTGTAGTAGATTATGTTGCTGCACAGCTAGAACCCTTTGGTGGCTTTGAAGCAATAGCTAACGAAGTATCATTCCCTAACACACAACCAGTATCTGGTGTTGCTATCAGTATAGCAGACGCAGCTGGTATTGTAGTAAGTGGTAGTGGTAGTAGTACAACAGGTAGAACCGTAGGTGGATCTACAGTAACTATAAACGGTATACCTACTAACTTCTACAGCTCAACTATAGCAGCTGGCATACGTTTTATTGTAACTTCTACAGGTTCTGGACAGGTATATAACTACCACAAAGCTACACTTCCAGAAAGTGACCTAGTAAGTCTTAGTGGAGATATAAACGATTTTAACGAAAGATATAGAGTCGGTTCGTCGAACCCTTCAAGTAATAATGATAATGGTGATTTATTCTTTAATACTAGCACAAGTAAACTTCTTGTATATAATGGAACTACAAGTGCGTGGGAAGTAACCCAATCAGTTGGTAGCTTCTTTATCAACACATTATCTAGCTCAAGTAATACAGGCGGAGGCAGTGCAACATTTAATGGATCAGCTTATAGATTTACTCTTAGTAACCCCGGACAATTTGCAGCACAGCACCTTGTTAGTGTCAATGGAGTCATTCAAAAGCCTAACTCAGGAACCAGCCAACCCAGCGAAGGGTTTGCTATTTCTAGTGCTGATATTATCTTTTCTGCCGCCCCTGCTAGTGGTGCTGACTTCTTTATCATCACCATCGGATCAACAGTAAGTGTTGGTACACCAAGTGCTGGTGCAGTAGGTACTACAGAATTAGCCAATGGTGGCGTTACAACAGCTAAGATAGCAGACGACGCAGTAACTGCTGACAAGTTAGCAAACACAGCCGTAAGTGCTGGTAGCTACGGATCAGCAACAGCAATCCCAGCAATCACAGTAGACGCTCAGGGAAGAGTAACAGCAGCATCTACAAACTCAGTCAACACAACCACAAACCTAAGTTACACAGCCAGCTCTCGTACAGTTGCAAGTAGCACAGGTACTAACGCAGTCATTACCGAGGTCGATGGTAGTAACTCTGGTTTGATGACAACAGCTCAGAAGTCAAAACTAGATGCTATAGAAGCGTCAGCTACAGCCGATCAGACAGCAAGTGAGATACTCACAGCAGTCAAGACTGTAGATGGTGCAGCTAGTGGATTAGATGCTGACCTATTAGATGGTCAACACGGTACACATTATCTAAACGCAGCTAACTTAACTGGTACATTACCAGCTATAGACGGCTCTGCTCTTACAGGTATAGCTGCTGCTAAAGGTGGTGGTACTGATAAGATCTTCTGGGAAAACGGTCAAACAGTAACAACTAATTATACAATTACAAACAATTATAATGCCATGTCTGCTGGACCAATAACAATCAACTCTGGTGTATCCGTAACAATCGGTACTGGAGAATTCTGGACAATAGTATAATGGCAATAACATTAAACGGAAGTGGTACTGCAACTGGTTTAACAGCAGCACCTAATTTAGCTTCCTCTGGTTTAACAACAGGTAAAATTCTTCAAGTAAAACAAACAAAATTAACTACTGCTGTTTCAATAAGTGGAACTACTAGCTACGCAGATATAAGTGGTTTTAGTGTAAGTATTACTCCTACATCAGCAAGTAATAAAATTTTAGTTATGGTGCAAATGAATGTATCTAGTTCAGGAGAATATATTATGAAACTTATAAGGAATGCTGGAGGTAGTAATACAGATATAGGTAATTCAACTGCTGGAAATTATACTTCTTTTACGGGAGGTTTTCAAGCTACTGATCGAAGTGGTTATTATGATTTTATGGGTAGGAATTTTAATTTTTTAGATGATGCACAAGATACAAACGCACATACTTATAAAGTTGGATGGTCAAACATAACTGCTATAACTACTTATTTAAATAGAACAGGTTACAGTGCAACAGGAGCTAATTATTCATATAGTGGTAGTTCATCAATTACAGTTTATGAGGTAGCAGCATGAGCCAACTAAAACTAACCGCAGACGGCGGTGGAGGCACAGTCTCCTTAAAGGGACCATCTAGTACAACTGGTAATGCAGCTATTGAACTGACTGTACCGGGAACTGGTAGCAGCACGTTAGCTACTACAGCTACTGCTGGTAAAATTCTGCAACTTGTAACTAATGAAAAAGCAGATACTGTATCAATATCAGGTCAAAATAATAATGGATCATTTGGAAATGTAACTGGCATTAATGTAACTATTACACCGACAGCAGCAAGTAGTAAGATTCTTGTTCAGTTCTGTCTTGGTAAAGTTGGTCATAGTTCTAATAGTACTGCTGTTAGATTTACTCGTAGTGTTGCTGGGGGAACTGCCGCAGCTGTAGCTTTAGCAGATTCTAGTGGTGGAAACCATCAACGAGTATCTTCAAACATTCTTGGGTCTGGTTTAGTTAATAGTGGTCATGCTCAAGCTTTTAATTATAAATTTGTAGATACACCTTCCTATAGTGTAGGACAAGCAATC